AATGCAACAACAAATCAAAGCTTTAACCGAAGCCATACGGCAACACGATTATGCCTACTACGTGCTTAAACAGCCGATCATTTCAGATCAGCATTACGATGCCATGTTCGCTAAACTCATTTGTCTGGAGGCCGAACACCCCGAACTAATCGAACCCAATTCACCAACTACCCGCGTCGGGTCCGACATCACCAACCGGTTCCGCAAATACCCGCACCCCGAACCAATGCTGTCCGTTCGTAGTTTTTATTCAATATCAGAATTTAAAAAAGCGATCCCTGAGCTTGCCGAAGGGTACACCGTCGAATACAAACTCGATGGCATATCCATCGAAATCGAATACCGTAACGGCCAACTGTTTCGCGCCCTTACCCGTGGTAACGGAATCGAAGGCGAAGATGTAACCGACAACATCCGCATCCTCAAATCCATCCCACTCGAAATGCCAGGAACACAGTCTGTCGTAGTCCGTGGCGAAATCATCATCACCGAAACCGGATTGCGCGAAGTCAACAAACTTCGTAAAGCTTCCAAACTCGAACCATATCCAAACCAACGAAACGCAGCAGCTTCATTGGTCATGCTTAAAAATTCAGCCGAATTGTACCGGTATGCAGTAAGCGGATTAAAAGCATATTTCTATCACATCGTTAACGGCAACAACCAGATCAAAAGCTTGTTTAGGCTCCAAAATTTCGGATTCAAAACACCCGATTTTATACATGCCGAAAGTTTAATCAAGGCGGTATTTTGGGCCGAAACAATGATGCGCCCCGAAAACAAAACCACTTATCCCGTCGATGGTGTAATCATCAAGGCCAATAATAAAATTAACCAGGATAAACTAGGCCAAACCATGCGCCACGTAAATTGGGCATGGGCATTAAAAGATAAGTCCGAAACAATCATTACCCGTTTCCATTACATCGAATATGCTGTAAGTAAACTCGGAACCATTACTCCAATAGTCCACTTTAAAGAAATATTCCACAATGGCATCCGGTATAAGTGTGCTAAAACCGATTGGAAAACGCTGGAGTCTTTAAAGCTTTCATTACTTTGCAACATTCACATCACCATCAAAGGTTCCGTTTCTGCCGAAATAACCGGAGCTTCCAACAACGATCCAAATAAAACACCGGTGGTTGAGCCTGTCGAAACCTGTCCGGCCTGTAAACAACCCTTAACAATAGGCAACAACACCCGTAAATGCGAAAATCAATCCTGTGTCGATAAGGTTGGAAACGCTCAGTATTCCGGCACTCATAAGCTTCTCGAAAGATCATTTGCTTCATTCGACATCACCCGATTTGCAGCAGCGAATACATCGGCAATCGTAACCAAAAACGCTCGTTCACACGCTCCAATTATCTTTTATCGCTCGGTCGATCAGTTGGCCGAAATAATGTTCAATATAGGTATCATCGGTAATTTCGCTTAATCTCACACACGTATGAAAAAGTTCTTAAAGTCATTCAGAATCAAACGCAAACGAACTCACAACTTTACAGTCGATTGCAATAAATACCACACGCCAGCATCCGAAGCTTTCCTGTTAGCCGAACAAATGCAATTCGTAGCCGAACAGAAAAGCAAAAGGGTAATCTTCACACCATTTGGTAACAACGATCAGGAACGCGCCGAATGGATTGCAATGTACTTCATCAAACTAGGGCACAATCAACGAACTAAAATACTTTCATAACATGACACCAACAGCAGCAGCAGTAATCAACTTCGTGTACTTCACCGCTAACTTCCCTTACGACTTCATCGAACAATGTTGGGGAGTCGATACATCCGAAGCTAAACACTTCCGGTCAAAACTCGAATCATGCCAACGTACATCCAAAAACATGAGCCACATCGATTCAGGTACGTTCCTAGCCTTCTTCTTCGAACTATCCCGAAGTAACCAGGAGAAACTAGCCGATTGGATTGAGCAAAACTACCATCACAGCGAACAACACCGTATCGCCACAAAACCAGACAACGGCCTTAAAGTAAATTGCCTGATTCTCGACGAATGCAAATCAATCCTAACTTTCGAATTTGTAACCGAAAAAAACCAACACGGAATAAAATGCCTGAAGTGCGGATTAACAAGCTTTAACCCTAACGACATCGCCAATAAATATTGTGGCAATTGTGCCATGTTTCACGAACATAAAACACTGTAACAATGAATAAAAACGACAGAAAAGAACTCGACAAAGCATTGGAGTTATTAGCACAGGCAAAAGAAATTATCGAATCCATCCGTGACGGTGAGCAAGAAAAGTTCGATAACCTTTCCGACGGACTGCAACAAACCGAAAACGGGCAAAAGCTTGAAAATGCTGCATCAACATTAGATGATGCCTTCAATAGCATCGAAGAAGCCGAGGGAAGTATTAATGAAGCAATGGAGTAAAAAACCAAAAATTAATGAAAAAACCCGAATTTCACACCATCGCCTTCGACCCAGATATTGTATGTTGGGGCATGGGAAATAAAGCCGTTAGCCCAAATCTAATAGCTACAATTAAACTTCGCGATCCGACCGAAGCCGAAGATGCAATTGCAAAAGAAAGCTACGAAGCCGCTAAAAAAATCTACGACGACCATATCACCGTTGGCGGTATTTTCAGGGCAATCGGACCAAACGCGAACAAACAAATTACTGCCCGTATCACATCGGTAAATGCCGACAAAAGTTACATCACATGGAAACAAAACAACCTGTCCGAAAACGACAAAAGCATTGGCTATAAACCGGCTGCCGGTAAATGGCCAATATCTGTGGTAATCAGTTTTGTAAAAAACAACGAAATAGAATTCATAAAACCATCAAAATGAGATACAAAATCATCGAAGTTCATGTCGTTTGCAACGACAACAAAATCACCGAAATAGCAGCCCTGTGGCAATCAAACGAAATGGGTTGGGTACGTGCATCTTATAGCACAACGCAACCATGCTCCGGTTATCATGTCCTAAAACAAAACGAAACAATCTCTCCAGAGTTAATTCAGAAAGTAGCCGGACAAGGAATGAACCTGCCCGACAACAAAAAAGCAATCTATTTCCCAGGAAACAAAAAATGGGAAAGGTAACAGTTTGGAACAACGATGCCGTTACCGACATCGCTTCCAGCTCCGACTGCGACTCATGGAATATTCTGCTATTCCATAAACACACATACATCAGGCCGGTCGATATAAAGATCGGCCTGATGGTATTCTCTCCGGGATCTCCCTATTCCAAAATCGGAACCGGAAAAAAAACAAGTTCCGGATTCACTCAATACCACGGAGAACCATTATTCTTTCAGGGCGTGTACGACAATTATATTCTTTTCACCAAAAAAGAAATGCCAAACCCCGAAGCTATCGGATATGCAGCACTGTTTTACGCATTCAAAATGCTACCAAAACACAATGCTCTAATCACGCTTAACTATGTAGGCTCTCCAAGACTCATTAATTTAGAATAAATATAAATAAGATGAAAGTAATTTCAATTAAACAGCCCTTCCCCTACTTGATTTTCGAAGGAATAAAAGACATTGAGAATAGAACATGGCCAACAAAATTAAGAGGTCGAGTACTTATACACTCCAGTGCAAAACGCATGAGTAGAATTCTGGACAATGAAGTTGGAATTATAACAGACGAACAATGGATTGCTATGGGCGAAAAAGCACGGGTTGAATGTGTTATTCCAACTTCGCCAATTGGTGCTATTATCGGATCAGTAGAAATAGTCGATTGTGTGGTAAATCACCCATCAATTTGGGCCGAAAAAACACCAATTTATAATTGGGTATTAGCAAACCCCATTCTGTTTCCCGAACCAATACCGGCAAAAGGAAAATTATCATTTTGGGATTACCCAAATATCCTTGCAGAACCAGAAGAAAAAGGCGGCGAACTATTTTGTCATTGTCAATTACCAATCGTTGAAAAAATCCAGGTTACGGGCGATTCTCGCTTTGGTTATCACTGCCGTTACTGTGGCGGTAAATGGTACAAGTAGATTTTTAGCGTAGTTATAACGAAAAAGACTACCGGCACGGGCAGTATTAAACCCGACCATGTTCCCGACGTCGGGAACATGATCGAACCGATTTATAATTTAGACCAATTGAACCAAAAATAACGGTCTGCAACTAACCGCAGTAATAGAAAGTAGAAAAGTATAAACCTGCACTAACCCGCCTATATTTTATACATATTGTTAGGCGTATGTGCTTTTAATAATCGAAACAATGAAAGACATAGTAATTATGAATTGGGTTATAAATATGTTGATTTTTTCACTACCATTCAGTTGGTATATGTGTTATCAAATGTATAAAGACCTAAAAAAGAAGGATGAAATAATCAAGTTACAGGAAGATATGTTAAAGGATGCAGGTGTCATTTAGCATTACGCCTAACGCTGACGGATACACGCAGGGCTTTTGTCTGTCAAAAACCGATAACGATAAAACGAGTAAATAACCTTTAAAATACAGTGCGATGGAAAATCGAAAAGAATTACAATTTATTATTGATCACATGAGTGATGAAAGTATTAACATGCTTCTCATAGAGTTGCGAGGGCATAACGTTTGCACGAGCGAAAAAGACTTGCGGGTATGCGAAGTTGTTGCCAGTGCTTGGATCAGCGTCAAAGAGCGATTACCTGAAAATGAAGAAAGGATAATTGTTTATAAAAAAAATGGCAAAATTATCATTTCGACTTACTCTAATAATGAATTTTTATGGTGGGGTTTAGATGGCTGGATCGTACAAACATCTCAAATTACGCATTGGAGGCAATTACCTGAACCACCAAAATAGCATTGGCTACAACGGGATAATTACACGCAGTAGCGGTGGAAAAGCGATTCAGTTTCAGCCCCGATAATGTTGTGTAACCCTATGAACTACAATAACCTACGATACCGCTATTGACTGGTAATGGAAGTTATAGGTAGATTTTATTAATCATTAAATATTTTCACGATGAAATGTACAAATACTGGATTAAAAACTTTCGACAAAGAACGAAATTTGATTTTAACGGATGCAATGACTCTTATCACTCTGTGTAATAGCGAAACTGGACATTTGGGAGATGTAGTTTCTTGTCTAAGAACCACAATGTCAAGTCTTGAATTAAAGGCAAATAAACTAAACGAAATTTTCAAAGAACAGAAAAAGCTACAAGTCTGTCCAAATTGTCACGATGAACATACAGAAGAAAACTGTAATGGATTCTGCTCTGCTGCTTGTATGCAGGAATATTAATTTACCTATAACGTTGAAGGCTACCGGCACGGGCGGGATTACGGGCGAAAATCTTTCCTGTCAGCCACGATGCACGGGCGAAAAGGTAGCCACCGCACCGCAATACTGCCCGACTTGACCGGTTAGCCAAAGTTGTGGTTAGTGCTTCGAAAATCTTATTATTAACCTTTAAAATTATCACAATGCCAAAACCAATTACAATACATAAAAAGAAAATATCAACTGGAATTACGGCTTATTTTTTCACTAAATCTAAAAACAGATGTTTGCGAATTGAGTATGATAAACAATGGGATTTTGGTAAAAGTCCATCGGGAGCAAGATTAACAGACATAGAAATTCATTATCAAAATAGCTTTGTAACTGATGAATTACAAGAAATTGAATTGTCTGAAGTTCCATCGGTTATAATTGATATTTTAAGCTACTTGATTTAATATTAAAAATCATAAATATGAAAACAATTAAAGAAGAGTCTGAATTTATAAGAAACTTAAGTCTTTCATTGCTTGGTGTATCAAAAAACATAGACTATGTGACGTGTGCAGATAGAGAAAAATATGCTTTCTTAAAAGGTGTTGAATTTGCTCAACAATGGATTCCGGTCAAAGAAGAACTTCCTTCAGAAGAAAATGAACTTATTAACGTTCCAGTTATTTGTATTACCGGATTTGGCAATTATCGAATATCCAAATATAACGGCAATGAATGGGATTCTGATGAAATTGTCACATTTTGGCGACCTGTCGAGCGACAATAGCATTGACCACAACGGTGTGGTATTGTAGCAGGGCGGGAGATTTACCCGACAAACTACTAAGTACCCACCATTTCCGAAACTCTAATTTCCTGTCCGGTACGCAAAATACCAGACTTGACTACAATACTAAGTTATGCGAAGTTATTCATTAAGTGTCAAATAATTAAAAACTAATATTATGAAAAAGTATGCTGCAAATACCCTTTTAATCATTTTAACATTGTCCATTTTGGGACTAATTATCTACCAAATTGGAAGTCCAATTGTCGAAGCCTATAAACAACATGGGATCATTGGATTATTCTCTGCATTAATCGCACTTATTATCATTGTCGCAATAGGATTTGGTATTATCAAACTATTCAGTTGGGCTGTCGATAATTGTGATTTATAATTTTGCATAACGGCATAAATAACGGCAGGGCTGGGTGCGGAGTGAATTTCCACCGAGAACTTACACGGCTGATGCGTGAAATACCGATTGCATCCCGACTCTGCCAGACTTGACCGTTATTGAAAGTTATGTACTGCTTTAAATTATCAAACTAAAAATGTAAATATATGAAAGCTAATGAATTACGTGTCGGAAACTTTGTCTATGAACCATTAAATGAAAACAAAAAAGCGTTTAAGGTATTTGAAATTTACCACGAAGAAGATTACGACAAAATAAACTACTTCAATGCCTTAAATTTTAAACCAGTTCAATTAACTGAAGATTGGTTAACGAATTTTGGATTTAAAAGAATTAAAGTAGGCATTGGATGGGTGTATGAATATTCAAATGGTGTTGTGGCATTTAGTGAAGTTATAAATAATAACAAGAAACTATTTGCATTCAATTATTCAACTGAAAAATACAATTATATCAACTATGTCCACCAGTTACAGAACCTTTATTTTGCGCTCACAGGTGTCGAGCTACAATTAAGTAGTACATAACTTGTAAATATTCACACTTCACAAAATTGAACCATGAATCAACTATCTGAATATGAAAAATTTTCGATCAAAAGATTAGGCGAAAGCATTGTTTCTGGTAAATGGTCAAATGATGGTTTAGTTCAATTAATTGAACTGGCTGGCGATTACCTAAACCTAAAGACAATTCCAGACTATGCGAAGGATCAAAAACTCAGTTATAACGGAGTTAAGAAAACGCGAACGATTAAAGAAATAAAAGGCGTAAGGTTCGTAATTGATAACGATTGATTTAGTTCACCTATGATCGTATTCGCGTTAATAAGTCTTAACATCATAATCACTTGCCGTAATCATCTTGGCATAACTTAACCATTCTTTCCGGCACATCAAATACTTAAACGCATCACTCATATTGGTGCTTTCCATTGGTAAACGGTGTGCCGGAAGCTTTTCACTTTTTTTATCCTTCTGTATTTTTTCCTTTCCGGTTCCTGGCTTCGACGGGGCACTCTCCAGCGAGCCTTTCAATTCCTTGCAATTAAATTGGTCAATCCGCAATTTAGGTAGTCTGCGGTCGCTTTCATCCATAATCACACTCATTAGGTTATATTCCTCCGTATGCAGTATGGCGCCCTGACCAATGCTCATTAACTTCACTTCCCAACCGGTTGCCTTTCCATAACGATCCTTTTCAATCGCCCCTTTAAATTTAGTGGCCGTGTCCTCCCCTACTTTGTGATAAGCATTCGCACTACGGTCATAATACAAAATCAGTATTTTCTTCCGGTGGTGCTTAAAGTAATCAATAAACTGATCTCCTAAATCCCGAAGCCATTTCGGGGGTATCGTAAAAAAGTTCTTCAGTATCCGGTATTCATCAATCCCGTGCATCTGGCCAATAACCAAACTAAGCATATTCCCAACATCCAAACCGGCCTCCAAAGGTTCGTCATGCTTCACATACCGAAGCATCAAACTGTTGTCGGTTATTGTTTCGCCTATCCGGTGGTTATCTATACGCGAATAGTCATAGCCATCCATGTAAAAATGCTTGTCGTCCAATTTGGCGTAAAACCGTTCGTTTTTAGCCAACGACTTCCGCATGGTAATTACAGCCGTTTTATATTCCTCAAAATCGAGCGTTTTAAGCAGATTGTCAAAATACGAGGCCGTAAGTATGTCAGCGTTCGCATAACTCGAAATCATGGCAAAAAACGTGTTCCCTTCGCCTTTTTCAGTCCATCGCGCTTTCAGCCATCTTTCTTCCCATCGCTTCAGCTTTTTTCGTATATTTTTCAAAGCTACATCACCGTAACCCTCCTGTTCTGCTTCCCACAACTCCATCCGAATATCATTCACAACCAAGCCCGTTTGAATGGCCTTAATCAGTTCCAAACGATTCATGTTTTGTTCCATCCGGAGCATCCAATCATCTTCACCTACTAACGGATTCGCCATATCCGAAACAAACGTTTTGCCCAGATAATAAGGCGAATGCCCAAATAAGGCCGGATCACCACGCAACGTCGGGAAAAGCTTGTTAAGCTTCTTTTCCTTCATGTATTTGGCTTCATCCCCGAAAATATGAACAACACTCAAACCGGCATTGGCACTAGGCAGGTCCAGCGATGTTAAAAAGAATTTACATCCATTGTACGTCGAAATCGTGTGTTTGTAATTAAATGTCCTTCCGGTATAAGGTCTAGGCCAATCTGCCGGAGGTTCTTGACCAACAACATAGTGTATCCCTTCGTAAAAATCATATCGCTGCCCCCAACCTCCCATAACAGCAGGTAAAACATTCGTCATTAAATTCACGTAAGTGTCACTCGTAAATACAAATTGCGAACCTGGCATTTCCCTGATGATGTCCTCACTCCTGCAAGCCAATATGTCTGCCGACTTACCCGTTCCGCGCCCGGCATACAAAAACAAATCGCGCGGCTTCGACAGCATGATATTTGTTTTCGTGAAATTCGAAAAATGTAAATCCCCGTTTTCTTTATTTGGTTTCATTCAATTCCTCGCTTAATGATTCATCCAACAAATTGCGCTCTACAACACCCAAATCCTGTTTCGCTCTGATCTTCACTTTCTCCGGCAAAACCATTTCGTCAATACCTCGCGCCAAAGCATTGCGGTCAATGGCCGGTAAACCCAACTGTTTCGCATCCGTAAAGAAAAACCGTGGCCGTGGATTCAATAACCGTAGGTCAACAGCTTGTTTTTCAATCGTGATTTTCGAAAGTATATTGGCAGCTTTATCCATGCAGTCGGTGTACAATTTCACATCATTCATTTCCCAGGCTAAAGCAGCTCCCATCACCACACGTTCGGCCAAATACAGAAACCACGAATTCCGCTTAAAATCAGCATCCGAGTAAAAAAACGAAAGCATATCCGCAAAAACTTTATTCGCCAGATAATACGAAATCTCATTCCCGTCTTTATCCTTGCAATTCGCCATCAGGTACTTAATAATCCAATTCTTATCCTTGAATTTATAGTACCAATCGTGCGCCATTTCCAACCATTTCAGGTAGCAAACCATGTGTTCCGGAAGGTTCTTGAATTCACCCCTGCGGATATAGTTTTCAATCTCCACAATATCCAGATCCTTCAGCATTTCGCCCATACTGAGTTTCGAAGGCAATGTTGGAAGTTCAGAAACAACATCCGAAATATGATCCGGACGACCATAAAGAGCCGAATCCATCAACTCCTTTTTCTTTTTCTCCAAAATTTCTTCCCTGTCCATCCGGTCAAGTATCTGCATGGCAGAAATCGAACCTTCATCCGCTTTGGCCTGAAGGTTTTCCCGCTTTTTCATTTTGGCAATTTCCTTATCTGTCATCACTTACCTTTTACCTGTTTGTTTGTTCCCTGAGCCGGTCGAATGGGCTTTTTCCGTTTGCCGGTATTGCGGGTTCGCTTAACTTCCGAAATACCCATCAACCGCTTAACCACCTTCAATTCAAATTCAAACCAATTCATGCGCTCTATTCGCTCAATTTGCTTATCACTATCCGAATCCTGTGTAATCAATGTTTTATAGTAAACAATGTTTTGTGGTAGATTTCGGTAAAGCTTCAGCAGCTCAACGGCGCTCATACTTTCCAATTCTTGCGTTCTGTTTCTCCTGGAAAAAATCTCATGTTCGCCCAATATCTTCCCATTGTCACGGTAATACCGCAATTCATCCCATATCTTTCGGTTATTCAGGTAATTTTCAACCACCAATTGCACCGCATCAAAACAGGTGTCATTGTCCTTATTCACCACATGGTAAAGCTTTTCGTGACCGTCCATATAGCGCGTATGTGCCGTAATCATATCCGAAACCAAAACCTTCAATTCTTCCGGACAATTCGGCTCCGACAAAAACGGAAATTCATCACGAAGCACCAATCGTTTTTTTTCAGTAAACCCTTCTTTCTCGGAACTCGCAACCCGCACTTCGGAACTTGGAACCTGAAACTTGGAACTTGGAACATGGTTCGAATTTGGAACTTGGAACTTGAAACCAGCTATCTTCTTCTCCAATTCATACCGTACCGTTTCAATCCCTTTGGCCGGTTCCTTGCGCCTTATATTCGCGACATAGAAAGTGTTCGACATTACTTGCGCCAATAATGCCAAACCACTTTCAAACTCAGATACAGAGTCCGAGCCACGTACAGTCAAGTCCAGCCAACTCTTTATCTGATATGCCGTTGTTTCATTCATTGTTTACATGTTTACAGTTAATCACTGATTACGTGAAATCAGTGATTAACTTTTATAAGTGAATTTATTTCAAACTGTTTTTCTGTTCCTCTAAAAACGAATACCATCGCTTCGAGTAGCGTTCAGGCTTCGAACTGTAACGATAGTTCATCAAAACCGATGGATTGGTATAAATCGCATATCCGGCCTTCAGAACTTTGCACCACAAATAAAAATCTTCCGAAATTTCTTCCTTCGATTCATCAAACCGACCGTAACCTCCCAGAGCAATAATTTCTTCGCGTTTCAGGAAAACTCCCGGATGATTCGTTACCCAATAATAACCTGGTCCGTATGCCAAAACATCTTTCGCAACTTGGCGTAACGGGTGTTTCGTAACACGACCGTTTTGTTCGCCAAAAAATCTGATCTGGCATCCGGCAACAACAGCATCCGGAGTCATAAGCATGAACTCAAACATATCTCTCAGCCAATTTTCTTCAGCAATATCATCGCTGTCCATTTTGGCGACATAAACTCCACGACACAATTCCAAACCGGCATTCAAAGCATTGGCTCTGCCAACCTCGTTACACACAACCAACTTGATGTCATTCTCCTGACACAAGGCAGCAATCTTTTCGGCCAACTCTAGCTTACTTCCATTGTCAACCAGAACCACTTCCACAACTCCTTCAAAATTCTGACTCAACACCGAATTTAAAGCAGTCTGCAACCATTCTTCCGGAGTGTCTTTCACGGTCATTAATACAGAAATCAATGGTTGCTGTTTTACTTCTTTTTCAGGTTCCTGAATATCAGGTTCGGCCACTGAACTTGTCGAAGTGCCAACCTTTGCCGCGTTCTCTGTATTCGATTCACTTTCAACCATCGCATCGTTAATAACCTGCTGTTTCTGTGCTTCCGTTATTTCCGGAAATTCTTCAGCACGTTCTTCTGTTTCTGGAATAATCACAATAGGTTCAGCTACTTTCTTAACCGTTTTCTTTGCGGTGGTCGCTTTCGTGGTAGCTTTCTTTGTTGTTGCTTTTGTTGCCATAATGTTAACTTGTTAAAAATTTAAGAAAATTTATTTTTTGCTTTTCGTAACTTCTGAAAAGCCGTACAAATCCTGCCGACTTCATGCCTTTCCATTTTATTTCATAAGTAGAAAGTGTCGCTAAATGCTCAACCCATTGGTTAAGTTCGGAATCCGTATAGTTATAGTCCTTATGAATATCCGCATTGGTAAGTCGTTGCTCAATGGTTCCAACGAAACCATAACCTTGCAACACATTCGGAATGTCACCAACCGACGGATACATGCAGTAGATACCCGCAGCCATTTGCTCCAACATCGAAATCGGTAAGCCTTCCGATGGAGATAGGTTAATGGCTACATCAAATATTAATTGGTTGTAATACACCTGTTCGCTGGTCATTTTGCCCAATAAATGAATCCGGTCACGAACCGGACTAGCTGCTATCCTGGCTTTCAGTCTGGCTTCATACGCCAAACAGGTGTCGTTAACCGGAGCCGAACCAATAATCACCAAACTGGCCGGTCTGTACATATTTACCCGCTCAATCAGGCGAACAGCATCCAAAACATTCTTGTCCGAAGCAATACGGGTAGTCATGCCAATCACCAAATCCAAATCAGATATTTTTAAGTCAAGCTTATGGAGAAACCCGTAGTCTGGTTTTTTTTGTGGTATTATGGCAGTGTCCACACAATTCGGAATCAATGCAAACTTATCAATGCTCACTCCGCGTTTCACGAAGTCATTAATAATTCGTTGATTAATCGAGTAATATTTATCAATGATTTTGTCGTATGGAATCGTGTTGTCCAATACCCACTTAATGTTCGAATGCAGTATGGAGAAATACTTAAATCCACACATCTTTTTTATCGTTACAACATGCTTGTGGGCATAAAACCAATTGCAGTTAAAAACTACATCTGCCGTCTTAAAATACGAAGCAAAAAGGCCATACTCCATGTGCGATATAACCGACTTGTTAAGCGTACCGCTCACATTCACCTTAACACCCAATTCCTGTATTTTAGTGCAAAATATTCCTGTTTCTCCAGACAAAACCGTTACATCCATTCCGGCTTCTACCGCCATCTTAACATGCAGGTACGAAACATACTCCGCACCGCCAATATCATTCGCATTAATCAGAAAAATTATCTTCATTGTTTACGTGTTTACATGTTTACGTGTATTCAAAAACATTAAACTCCTTAAACTCTTTAATGTCCTTATACTAAATCTCAAACCTACTGCGGTTCGGAAACCGGCTCTCAATAAATTCCTTCAGCTCCCGATTCAAACCTTGATCGTTGTGATTCAGAAAATATTTATCCTGGCATTTTTGAGCCACGTTGTCAGAAGAAAAACTGTAATCGTTTTCCTCGTTATAAAATAGGGCACGTTGGGTCTTTTTGTCGGTAATGCGATGGGCGTATGGAAATATGTTGTAGTAAAGCGTACTGGTCAACAGCTCCTTTTCAGCTAATTCAAATACACTGTAAACAAGGTTCATTTTTCGCACCGAAAACACTTCCGGGCAATGGCTCTCTGTCAGGTAACCCAAATATTCGCGCTGGTGTAATTCATCCACGGTCGCAAATATCTGCTTGCGCCATATTTCCCCTCCCGAAGCAATGCTCATAACTTCTTCAGGTGTTCGTATCACGCGGGTCACTTTAAGTTCTTCAACAGTCATGTCGCGCAAAAAATACACATCATCGTACATGCGTATAAACTGATCACACTGAAATCCGGATCTCAATTGATATTCCAAAAACAACTCCATCATCCGCAAGGTATTCCACAGCGATGTTTTCGTATTGTCACGGGTATAGGGTATATGAGTCACATTCTGAACCCAATCTGGTTTATCGCCAACAAACACAATTTCAAACGGCGATTTCAAATGTTTTTCGAGGCTTCGGAGTGAGTAACGCAATTCGTTCCACGAACTGCCAGCCTCCCAATAAGGATAGTAAATGGTAATCATTATGTCGTTAGTTCCTGTTGATTAAAAAAGAAAGGCCATGTGTGCGGCACGGCCTTTCTGAATAAATGATCTCGACTATGCTCCGGATGCCTGTGCATCAAGAGTTGGAATAGTACCTTCGTAATGAGCAATACGCGGCCCTCTGATAAGCGACTCGAATTTAATTTTATTGGTAATCGCATCAGAATCATTCTGACCTTCATCAGAAAATTGAAGCGGACAACCCGGTGTTCCCAACAGGCGTTTCCGGCTGCCATCCCAACGCGAAACCAACGCCACAAAATTCTTATTCACGCAGTTTTCAGCAAATTCGTTGAATTCAAGTTCGTCACCAGGGTGTTCAAACTCCATACTCTGTATGTAGCCTTTTTTATCGGCATCGCCCTCTCCCTTATTCGCGATTTTCAGCGTTTTGGGGATCACATAAATTTCAATAGCATTCGCGTCTGGCTTAACCGTAAGGTTATTATCCACGCCTGCCATTAAAATTCCTTTGGCATCACGGGTAGGGAAATTCAAAATATCAGCAGTATCAACCAGCACAATGCGGTCTTTAAACGATTCTGGCCTTCCGGCGTTATCGCTTTTCTTCAGTATAGAAACTTTAGCAAACATTTCAGTAATTTTTAATTGATGAATAGCTTATTGCTCCAGACTGTTACGCCTGGAGCAAATTGCACTTCTTATGCGCCAGATCCACTGGCTTCAACAGGAACATAAGCCCATACAAGGTCTGCCATAGCAAACCCAACACCCAACCAGAATTCAGCGAATACCTTCACGTTGTAATCCTGAACCTGTAACCAAAGTTTGGTTTCACCGCCAGCAGCATTTTTGTGAATCAGTCGGATGAAATTCTCTTTTGGAGTAGAGAAGAAAGTACCGGTTCCGCGCATCGCTTCCAATGCTACAAAAGTCAGGTTTGAGAAGTCTGGAGCATTTTTCGAACCATCCTGGTTCTTGGTGGTAGGGTACAGCTCGCGGTATTTCCGGTCAAACTGTTTCTTCAGTTTGGGGTCGATGAAAATGTTCATGCCCGATTTGGCATAAAGCGGAGCTTGATCTTCCAACCAATCTGCATATTCTTCAATCACATCAACGATGGTATCGGCTGTAATAGCCACGCTCGGAGTAAAGAAGTTGATTTTGGTGTCAACCAATTTCTTCTGATCTTTCAGGATAGTCACATATCCGTCCATCGATTTACCGGCTGCCTGTCCAACATCACCCGATTTCATTCCTTCCGGAAGTTCTTCGAATTTACCGGTGGCAATCATCAACGATTCAATATCGCGGTCAATGGCCGGACGTAAAAGTTTTTCGATAATGTAACGGGTTACTGGCATCTGATCAGGGGTTACCTGTTCGTCATACAAGTAGCTCAACCAGCTATCGTTAATATCATCCGGTTTGATCGGTAAGTTGACCTTGTGGTGACGGTTACGAATAGTGATAGGAGAAAATTTAGTACTTCCGGCTGGTGTCCACTCAGGGAACCACTGTTGTACTACTGAAGTGATCAAAGCTGAAGTCGCTCTCCATTCAGTAATGGCCATTTTGGTGGTCATGTACTGTTGTGATTCTGTTTTCTGAACCAACTTTTGCAGAATGTCCAAACGGATATTCATCTGGCTCAGATAAGTGCCAAATTCGTTCGCAACTTCATCCACATTAATCGTGTTGGCCGATGCACCGGCATCCGAGCTACGTCCAAAACTAGAGGTACTGGCAGCCATAGCCATTCCGGTATCACCTTTGCGGTAACCAAAACCCATCCTGTTATGGAAATACTTCGCATTTGGTTTTACACCATACCACACTTCAGCTTTAGGATCAACAACACCGCCTTTGCTCACAATCATTTCAGCCGCAGAATCATCAGCCGAACCAGCCAAAATATCAATGGTTTCCTTCATTGTGGCATTATCAGCCTCCAAAGCAGCTTTCGCAGCTTCAGCATCAATGGCACGTTGGGTAGCAGCATTTACCTGGTTAGTCAAATCCAGAATGGTTGGCGCATTGAATTGCTTCAACGCTTCAAGAGCTTCAGCAGCAGCAGTAATTTGTTCTTCCGACTGTTCATCGGTCAAACTCAAACCGACTTCAAATTTCGAGGCAAATCCCTCGGAAAACTTTTCCTTAACAACCGCTTTCTGGTCGTCAAGCAAGATTTCTTTCCCCGAAGCATCTTTGGTGAATTCTTTCACACCCAATGCCCTGAGAACGACACCTTTCATAGCAGCAAAATTCGTTTTCATTGCTTAATTGTTTTTA